AAACTGAGTAAGATCCTTAAGAGACTTCTCAAGGTAGATCAGTGTACGGCGTACTGGTACATACTTATCTACATAACCAGACTTAAGTGTACGAGAGCCCATAACAACAATACCTGAACCTGAGATAAAGCGAATCGCGTTTACAGGTGGGTTAGAGCTGTTAAGAGTGTCTAGATCTGAGTTTGATAGAGGAGTAACCGATACCGCTGTTGCAATACGGGTCTGAAGACCAGCTGGTGCCTTAAAGACTCCACGTGAAGCATCTGTAGCTGCATATAGTCCAATAACTGCAGCGCCAGCGCCAAGAGTCTTAGTAGATGTCTTTGGAGCTCCAACACCTACGGTTGGATCAGCAATAGTGATCTGTGGGTAGTAGACAGCGGCATGTGAAGAGTTAGTATAGCTAGCAGCCAATGTAAGCTGGTTAGCAACTGTATCAGCAACGCCATCTACAACTACAAACACATCTCCGCGGCCTTCAGCATATGCAATAAGCGCGTTAACAGTTGTATCGTCTGTGTAGTTTGGTGCATTAAGCACTAGTGACTGTGGGATTACATCGTATAGAGGCAAAGCACCTGCAATAGCAGTTCCTGTTACGCTAGCTCCGTTAGCACCTGTGCTAAGAGCCTGGTTTGTAAGAACTGATGGGTTCTTGGTAGCACCTGAAGAAGATGAACCAAGGTCAACCAAAGTGATGTACTGTGAGTTGCTGTTTACAACGTTTAGAGCATAACGAGCGTCGGTAGGTACCATTGTGATATCTGTCCACTGCTCAACAATGTTAGCTGCAGCGCTTCCACCGAAGTAAACGATAAGGTTGAAGTAACCAGTTGTAGCTGAGTCGCTGATAGTAACGTTTAGGGTATTTCCCCAAGCGCCAACGTTATTAGCGCTCACTTTAAGTGTTGGCTGTGGTGAACCTGCACGGTCGTTTAAAGAACGAGTAGCAGCAGATGCGCCTGAACCAACAACGCGAGTTACATAAACTGGGCTCTGGTTGTTAGCAAAGAATGTGTAGAGAGCAAGTGGAAGGTCGTTTCCAACAGAGGTGTTCCAAGTACCAAACTTAGTTGTGTAATCGCTCCAAGAGCTAACTAGTGTTGGTGTGGTTGGGCCACGGTCGTTAGCGCCAAGAAAAGCGGCAACGGTGTTAGAGGATGGACCTACTACTGGCTGAATAGGGTTAAGCGTCTCTTGAACGTACACCCCAGGGCGTAGATAAGTTGTCATTAATTTGTCTCCTTATTTGACATAGGTTTCAGTTAGTGAACGGGATGGTAGCCAGACGGGATGGACGAGGTAGTGTTGTTGATATGAACATACTCAACATTCTTAATAGCGTTATCAGCCTGTGCAGGCGTCATTTCGCTAATAACTCTGACTGAGAGTACGTTACGCAAAAGGCGGCGGTTTCCAGTTTCTCCGTCAACCGCATCTCTTTTTACAAAACCATCAAGAAACATAGTACGGCTGCTGTTCTCTGTACCCAGTTCATTAGGTACGATTAAGTAGCCAAACTTTGATGGAAACTTATTCATTAGCTGGAACATGATTGCGCGGTCATGACGAGGGTGACGGCAGTAAGAGCTAACTTGATATACAAGGTCGTAGGCAACAGGGATTCTGTACTCGTATGAGTATCCCGCTACTGGGGCTTGGGTGCCCCTGTTATCGGTATCCACCAAGATGCCAGAGGTCTGACGGTCATTGGCAGGAACGATATCAATAAGGTCAATGGTAACAAATGGAAAGTCCTGCGTACGGATTTCTACATCTGGGTAACCAAACCATACCTTGACTGGGCGGTTCTGGTTATTATCATCTTTAACGGTCATGCCCTGAACCAGTGTCTTAAGAGCCAGGTCCTCAGCAATAATAAATGGATTACCCATTAGAGCACCCCTAACTCAACAAGTAATTTAGGAAGAATCTTCTCTTCTATAAATTGTTCAATCACATCAGGGGCGCGGAGAATGAAGGGTCTAATTGCCGCATTAGGAAGGGCGTTAAGGTTGCCGTACTCAAGATCGTCAATATCTTCCTGCATATCAGGGTTAGGATCAACGTAGATAGTAGAGTCATCGGTCATAGAGACCTTCATATTGCTGATGTAATTAGCAGGCCAGCCTGATTTATAGGCGATAGTGCGGATGTGTTCTGTAAGGAGAACGAGAAGGTCATTTCCCGCGTCTGCAACAAGGGCGTCTAAGTTAGCGTTTTTTGATGCCATTGTTTACCCGCGATAGTACATAAGCTGCTCCTGCGACTTTTACATAGTCTCTATCCAGGCTTGGGATGTTCTTAATGATAGCTTCAGCAAACTCAGTATCTGAGGGCTTATCTATTCTTTTATCCATGGATAGTCTCCTAGGGAGCAGCAAAGTAAATCGCAGAGGTACAACCTAATCCCCCGCACGGGGAATTACTATAAGGATAAAGCAAAAAGCGCCCCGTAGGGCGCTTAAGCTTTACTTCTTTTTAACCTTCTTAGCAAGGGCCTTATCCATTTTGGCATCCGCCTTAGCTGATGGCTTCTTTGCATCCATCTTCTTATCAGCCTTCTCAAAGGCAGACTTCTGCTTAGGGCTCATGCCCTTCATTACCTTGGCATCTTGCTTCTTATCACGAGCCGCAGCACATGTAGCACATTTGCACTTGCAACCTGCTGCTGGCTTTCCTGGCTTACAACCACAACCGCACTTAGCGCACATTACTTCATACCTTTCTTTGAGCGAAGGGCTGCAAAGTCAGAGCCCTCCAACTTGCCGTTTTTGTTCATATCAAGCTTCTTCTGCTTTGGGCTTAAGCCCTTCTTAGCAGCTTTTTTAGCTGGAGCTTTCTTAGCGGGCTTCTTGCCGCATCCACAGGTTGAACACATATTACTTACCTTTTTTCTTACGGGCAGCTGCAATATTGTCAACTGCATTTGGGTATGGACGGCCAGCGGCTTTTGCCTTAGCTCGGGCTGAGGCCTTTTGACTCTTACTTAGTTTACTATGTTTACCCCCATCAGGGTCTTTCTTATCCCAAATAGGTTTTTCTTTAGCCATTACTTTTTCTCATCTTTCTTACCCTTAACGGCAAGTTTAGTCATCTTCTTCTGTCCGTACTTTTTACGACCAACTGCAGCAGCAACTGCGGCTGGGTCGGTAGCTCCGCCCTTAGCAGCGGCTTTTGCTACGGACTTAAAACGTGCTCCTGAGCCTAATTTTGCTTTAGCCATTACTTATCCTTCTTTGCTTGTTTTGCGGCGCGCTTCTCTTTAAGAGTCATCTTTGGCTCTTTCTTCTGATTAGCGTTTCCCTTTTGTTCTTTATTTGCCATCTTTTTTATCCTTTACTCTCTTAGGAAGTTTGCCTTTGGGCGTTTCCTTCTGCCATTGGCGCGCCATCTTAGGATGATTAGCATACATCCAACCCTTTTGCGCTTGTGATTTAAACGGCATTACTCATTACTTCCTGGGTTTCCGCCGTCAATAGAGTTCAATATGAATGGCGCAGGTACTGCAACAGGATAGCTTGGCGGTACAGGTGGGTAATAGGTAGGAGGCTCTCCATTTACATATCCTGAGAACTGTGGATCATTGACAAGCTCTTCAGGCATTACCTGGATACAATCTAGAGCAAGGAGAGTAAATCCTTCGGCAACAACGCCCTTCTGCTGTGCTTGATAAGGGCGCCAAACTTCACCCTTCCATACAACTCTATGGCGGCCAGTATCATCTGGGCTATTCATAATCCCAGGAACTAGCTTCTCCATATCCGCTGCGTTCATAGTTAAATGCAAGAAGTCAGCGTTGTAGAAACCAAGCTGGCTTGTCTTTGCTTGTCCCTGTGTAATAACGGCGCGGACAACTGGGACCATATATGGACCATCCCAGATCTTACCGCCAGTAAATGTAGGAAGAGAGTCACCAGTATCGTAGATAGGGTCTACAGAGGTAAGAGTAGAGTTAAAGAGCCACCACTGAGCAATAGTTCCTACTGGATTACGTAGGTCCATAGTTATAGCGCTGGAGATAGCCTGAGTCTCAAAGTCGGTACTGAACCGACCCCCTGGCGAACAAGCTCTAGTCATAGAGACTATTCTCCCCTATCTATAGGGATAATAAAGGATTTACTTAGGCGCCTTTACTTGTATTCCTTCTTTACCCACCAGAACTTCTTATAGCGGTCAAAGAATACTCTGCTGAATTTAGCCATATCAGAGGTAAACTTTTTGCGCTCTTTATCCCCGCCCAGTGAAGACGTCCAAGACTCTCTCTTAAACGGAATAATCTGTAAGAACGGAGTGCCAGCAGGAATCATGCCCTCAAAGTTTGGGTCACGTAGTTTAAGGAACATGTTAAATGGGATGGAAAAGTCATCGCTATCCACAATTCCACTGGCGCAAGATATTGGCGCAGGCTCGTGATGTTGAGGCTCCATCACCATGATTGACCA